ATGCAAAAGCCCAACAGTCTGCGAAAAGCCTTAACTGATGCGGTGCCGGTACTGCGTACCAACCCCGACATGCTTTGTCTTCGCCTGGACGATGGCTGCAATACGGCGACGCTGGCGCGCTCCCTGTCGTTTGAAAAGCGGTACACGCTTAACATCGTGGTGACGGATTTCACCGACGATATTGACCTGTTGTTTGTGCCGATTATGGCCTGGCTGCGCGTCAATCAGCCGGACATCATGACAACCGATGAAGGAAGAAAAAAGGGCTTTATCTGGTATGCCGACATTAATAACGACAGTAGCCTAGATGTCAGCATCAGCCTGTTGCTGACCGAGCGAACGCTGGTCAAAGAGATCGACGGCGCGCTGCACGTTGAGAACATCCCGGAGCCGACACCGCCGGAGCCGGTAGCGCGCCCCGTTGAGATGTGGAGTAATGGCGAACGGGTGAGTAAATGGGATGAATGACTTCAAACCCTTTGAGGACAAGCTTGCCGGGTTGATAGCGGCCCTTTCTCCTGCCGGACGTCGCCGGATGACCGCCGACATTGCGAAGAAACTACGCCAGCGGCAACAGCAGCGTATTAAATCGCAGAAAGCCCCGGATGGTACGCCATTTGCCCCGCGTAAGCGCCAGCCCGTCAGAGCAAAGCAAGGCCGGATTAAGCGCGAAATGTTCGCGAAACTGCGTACCAGCCGCTATATGAAAGCGAGCGGCGGCGACAGCGCGGCGGTGGTGGAATTTACCGGGAAAGTGCAGCGCATCGCCCGCGTGCATCAGCTCGGGCTCAAGGATAAACCATCCCCCAAAAGCGCCGCCGTCGAGTACCCACAGCGTCAGCTCCTGGGCTTTACCGAAGATGACCGGCAGCTTGTGGAAAGCGTCATCATTGACTACCTCGCCGATTAACTCTATACCAGCTCGCGCAAACCACTACAGATTACTGCCGGATATTTCTGACGGTATTGTACTACTAATAAGCAGCAAGAGTTCGAAATGCGGTAATTAGTTCTAACCTTTAATTTTTTTCCTTATGTCCGAGAAAAAGTCAGAGATATGTTCTTCTTTTAAATTTAATCCCGAGATATTATTGTATTCAGATTCTATTGCAGGGGAGTTTTTTAGTGCGATCATTATCTGGCAGAGATAAGAGATGATAGCTTCTCGTGGCATGGTGTTTTTACTGTAATAATTAATAAAGGTTTCACCAAACCAAGAGGGTCGATTTGAAATGTGGTTTTTCATTTCTATTAATGCTTCATTAAGTTGCGCTATTGTAGTTATTCCAACCAAATTCAAACCATTTAAGAGGTACTCAAGGTTTTTATCTTCATTTCTACCGCGAACCTTAACTCCATGTGTTTTTCGGATTTGATTTGAAATTTCATCTATAAGCTTGCTTTTATTTAAAAATTCATCTATCACAACAATGTCTAAAGTGGAATAACCAGAGCCACTTTCAAGTTCATTAGCAACTTCTTGTTGTCTGGCTGTGATTTTATCCTTGATTTTAATGAATTCGTCATCAGCTAACTCTAATAGTCCCGCTAGTCGAGAAAAATATCGCCTTATCTCGTTGGGAAGTCCTGTAGCTGACTTATACCCAATGTCATGTTCGATCTCAGCCCAAGCGTGTTGAAGTATCGAGCGTATTTGAATTTCGGCTTTAATGTTTCTATATGTCTCGTACTCTTTTAAATTTAAACGAGTATTATTTAGGGATGCTATGTAGTGTAGTGAAAGATAGCCAAATTTCTCAGGCTCGATGGATATTCTTTTATCGATGGAGTTTTCGGTGTCAATTAGGAATTCCCTTTCAACTAATGCTGCTATTTTGTCAACATCATCAGCGTAATGGGTTATAATTCTGATGCCCACAATGTCGGTGATATCCATTATTGAATTATATTTATTCTTTTTGTTTATTTTCTTTTCAAGGCTTTTTCTTGTTTTAACCCTAGAGTCAAGTGAGTGAATAGAGATTTCTGCATTCCGAATCAATGTGTTCAGCAGCGATTTGAGGACTAGGGCATAGGATTCAAATTTATCTTTTTGCTCATCGTAACTGATTAGAATTTCTGACATGTATGCACCGGAGTATGTTAATTAGTTAGGTTTTTTTTCATCAATGAGATTATCTCCATATTCGCTTCGAACGATGCGTTGTGTCAACTACAGCAAAACCCCCTTGGATTGTTAGGAACGATTCCATGCGGCATCCTTTCCCCTATGAATACTCTCGCATCTATTCAGGAACTTGCCCGCGCGATACGCAACATGCTCCGCACCGGCATCGTCGTCGAAACTGACCTCGACGCCGGGCGCTGTCGCGTGCAGAGCGGCGGCATTTATACCGACTGGCTCCAGTGGCTGACGCATCGGGCCGGGCGCTCGCGCACCTGGTGGGCTCCCTCCATTGGTGAGCAGGTGATGATTCTGGCCGTGGGCGGTGAGCTCGATACCGCTTTTGTGCTGCCGGGTATTTATTCCGACGACAACCCCGCGCCGTCGGTCTCGGAGGATGCTTGGCACGTTGAGTTTCCCGACGGTGCCGTTATGAGTTATGAGCCGGAGACCGGCGCGCTGACTGTCACCGGCATTAAAACCGCCGATGTGACCGCATCCGACTTGGTTGCCGTCAGCGTGCCGGTTGTGCTGGTCAAAGCTTCGACTCGCGTCAACCTCGATTCACCGGAGGTGGTCTGCACCAATAAGTTGATGACCGGTACGCTGGAGGTAAAGAACGGCGGCAAGATGTCTGGCTATATCGAGCACGGCGGCGGCTCATTTTCTTCTAACGGCAAGGTGCTCAACACCCATAAACACCCTGGCGACAGCGGTGGAGAAACGGGGGAACCACTATGATAGCGCGTTATCTCGGCATGAATCGCGTGACCGGTGAAAGCATTTTAGACGTTGATCATATCAGCCAGAGCATCGGGGATATCCTGCGCGCGCCCATCGGCTCCCGCGTCATGTGTCGTGAATACGGCTCGCTGTTGTCGCAGATGATAGATCAGCCTCAGACCCCGGCGCTTGAGCTGCCAATTATGTCGGCGTGCTACATAGCGATCCTGAAGTGGGAACCGCGCGTCAGGCTGACCAGTATCACTACAGAGCGGCAGTTTAACGGGCAAATGGTCGTCGACGTGACCGGCCAAATCACCGATACCGGCGAGAGCCTTTCCTTAACCATGCCTGTGAGTTGAATCTATGGCAGTTATCGACCTGAGCCAGCTCCCCGCGGCTGATGTAGTGGAAACGCTGGATTTTGAAACCATCCTCACCGAACGCAAAGCGACGCTGATTTCACTGTACCCAGAAGATGAGCAGGAAGCGGTCGCCAGGATATTAACGCTGGAGTCTGAGCCACTGGTGAAATATCTCGAAGAGAATGCCTATCGCGAGGTGATTTTACGCCAGCGCATTAATGAGGCGGCGAAAGCCGGGATGGTGGCCTATGCCATCAAAAACGACCTCGACCAGCTCGCAGCAAATAATAACGTTGAATGCCTGGTCATCACTCCGGGTGACGATACGCAAATACCGCCAGTGGATGCGGTATTGGAATCTGACAGTGATTTACGCCAGCGCATCCCGGCGGCATCTGAGGGCATGACTGTTGCAGGGCCGACCGGTACCTATGAGTTTCATGCCCTGAGTGCCGATGGTCGCGTACCGGATGCCTCGGCTAACAGCCCGGCACTGGCAGAAGTCACTATCGCCGTCCTGTCTCGTGAAGGTGACGGCACAGCATCAGATGATTTATTGCAGGCGGTCAGTACCGCACTGAATGATGAGAGTGTACGCCCGGTTGCTGACCGCCTGACGGTTGTGTCGGCTGAAATAGTAAATTATGCAATTGACGCGGTGTTGTATGTCTACCCCGGCCCGGCGACCGAGCCGATTCTGCTGCTGCCAAAGCACAGTTAACCGCGCATATCACGGAACAGAGCCGCCTCGGTCGTGACATCCGAATATCGGCGATTTACGCCGCGTTGCATGTGCAGGAGGGGCAGCGCGTCGAACTGTGCGGGCCTCTGGCTGACGTCGTGCTCGATAAAAACTAGGCCGCGTACCAAAGAGCGTTACCATCAATGCACAAACATAAAGTGCAATTGTACGTTTGTAACGATGGAATCGGAGGAGCATTTTATTGTTACACCCGGTACGATAGTACTGGCCCCACCTCACCCGACTGTTGGTGGTCAGCGGTCATTGTGGCTCTGATAAATTTCCGATAAATGTTCGCCGCGAGCGGTTTTTTTATGTGCTCTGAAAAATGGCGGGAAAAAATCCACCGCCAATTCATCGCCACTTTAAAAGCAGGCAACAAAAAAGCCACTCTTTAGAGTGGCTTAATTATATAATTTTAAAGATAAAATTTGGTGGCCCCTGTTGGGTTTGAACCAACGACCAAGCGATTATGAGTCGCCTGCTCTAACCACTGAGCTAAGGGGCCGTGGCGAGGGATTATAAAGTAACTGACGGTTGCAATCCAGCGTAAAGCGCGCAGCTGCTGTTTTTATAAACAATGCATTTTCAATCCTTTATAATCATGTTTTAGCCATACAGCCGGAGAAAACATGATTAGCGATATCCTTGCGCCGGGCCTGCGCGTTGTCTTTTGCGGTATCAACCCGGGGAAGTCCTCCGCCCATACCGGCTTTCATTTTGCCCATCCTGGCAATCGCTTCTGGAAGGTCATCCATCAGGCCGGATTCACCGATCGACAGCTCAGGCCGGAAGAGGAGCTGCAGCTGCTGGATACGCGCTGCGGCATCACCATGCTGGTAGAGCGACCGACGGTGCAGGCCAGCGAGGTCGCCCTGCAGGAGCTGCGCAGCGGTGGCCGTGAGCTGGTGAGGAAGATTGAGGAGTATCAGCCGCAGGCGCTGGCGGTGCTCGGCAAGCAGGCCTTCGAGCTGGCCTTTAACCAGCGCGGCGCGAAGTGGGGGAAACAGGCTATGACCATCGGGACGACCCAGGTCTGGGTGCTGCCCAATCCCAGCGGCTTAAACCGGGCGACGCTCGATAAGCTGGTGGCGGCCTATCGTGAACTGGATGATGCCCTGGCGACCCGCGGCCAGTAG